GCGTCAGGGGGTAGCCCACGAGGGGCGATTGCTACATCAACGTTCCAAAGTTGATGTATGACATGAGTGAAATCTCATGCCCTAGCGACCGACTTTCGTCGACCGACGGTTCGAAGTAGTCCCAACAAGGACTATAACGAACCGATACTACGGTTCTACGTGAGAATTCTCTTAACACGTAGGAGCCGTCCCAGAGTTTACCACCCACTATAGAAAGGAGATGACCGCTCGGATTGTACCAGGTTTGTGCCCAGTATTTCTCTAGCTTTGACATCTTCGGTTCTCTTCTTCCGTCTGCTTTTGCTTTAGCCTTACGACGTTCAAACGCCTTAAGGACAGCAGATCTTCGTCGAAGAAGTTGATCTTCATTAGTGAATCTGACGACGCGAGCTTTGGTGACTAGAGCGTGGTATTTATGACCACCACGCTCTTTATCATATCGCACGCGGGATGGAAATCCAAGAGGTACTCTAATACCAGCATCATCAGCCTCATGAAGGGGCACAAAGCGTATGCTTCGTGGCTCCAATTGAGACAGAAGGTACTCGATAGTAGATACCAATGGGATTCCATGTTCAGATGACCACCTATGAAGCCTGTTGATGGATGAGTAAAAGTCGCTTACCGTATCGAGACGCTTAATGTAAACGCCACGTACGTTGTAGCCGTGACAATAATCACCGCCACACGACTCGCGGAAAGGTCCTTCAAGAAAGGATTTATCCGTGTTGACTTCATGTCCCAGCGCGACAAGTAGTTGGATCAGAAGTTGTGAAGCTTCAGGTACAACTATAATGTCATCGCCAAAAACAGCGAAGTTGCGGTCGCTTCCGCGTCTACCAGTCCTGAGAGGAATTTTCAGGTGCTCGTAGACCACACGAATCGCCGTCGCGAATATAAGTGTCTGTAGAGGAAACGTGTAAGCATTCCCCATACTGGACAACATATGCAGCTCGATAGCCTCTCCGTTTGGAAGTACGGCACAGTCAGTACGTGCTAAATCTAGCCAACGGAAAGCTGTTGGTGGCAATAAAGCACGGACCATCTGGTAGGCATTTCGATTCGAGGCGCCACGTAAATCAAGAGTAACAACCCTTTGATCGATGGAGCCAAGACGAGCAAGACGACGATTATGTAACTGCTGATCTTCAAAGTCTATGTTATAGACTTGTCTGATGCGGCCACATAAGCGAAACTCTATCCCTTTCTGAAAAAGCATCTCAGCGAGGGGCTCTTCTGCAATCGTACGTGCGATCTCCGCGTTCTTCTGGGCGAAGCAAATCTTACTACCTGCGACCTTCATGAAACGTACATCCTGGTAAGGGCTCCGCGAAAGCAGCGCCCGCCAAGGGGACGATTCAGAAAAGGCGACGTCCAAGTACGAACGTAAACGATCGCGACCATAGGTAATAGGCCCCATGCAAACCTTGGAATAGAAATCAACATTAGGTGTACCAATGTTGGCTCCATTTCCGACGTCTATCCCGCTAAGGATATCCGTAAAGGAAAGCAAAAGACCTCTACCTGCGTCAGGGTGAAAGAAGTTATCCAACGAGACTTTCATCTCGTTAAATAACACCTTGACTAAGTCGTCTTCAGGTTCCTTCCAGCGAGAGCATATCTCATTATCTTCGAGAAATGCAGCTAGCGCTTTCTTGTTTCTCTCTTTTTCGGCACGTTTTGCTTCTTTAGAGCCGCCTTTAGGAATAAATTTCTTAAGGAGGCTCTTACGTATCGAATCAGTGAGGCAACGAAAGATTTGCTGGCCAACTGGAGAAGGTTCATTTAAAGAACCCCCGGGGACCCGAGCAAGATCGGTTTCAAGTAGATCAAGCAGATTACCAGCGCAAAAAGGCATAGTATCCATCCGATTATACGTTCCATAACACTACCTCGTTATAATCTAACGATAAGTAGACGAAAGTTACATAATACCCGTAACGATCGTATCCCCGATACCTGCGGACTGTTGAACAATCGCACCGATATGGAGCGAGAGTGCAGCGCGAAGGTTAGCGGGGTCCGCTGTATCGGCGCCGGCAGGGACCTGGAAGAGCGTGTCGATCATGAAAACAGTGATCGGCTGCCCTGACAGGGGATAAACCCCCTTTCGGGTGAGAAGGCGGAACTTGTTATAAGGGACGTATTTGATCACACCGGTCACAGGATTAGGCTTACCAAGAGCTGCAAAGTTCTTGGGGCGAAAGCTCGTGATGGTGAACGGATCAGATGCTGAATGCGTCCGGACACTGGCCTGCGTTCCACCGAGCGCCGTGACTGCCTGCTGCCGTGCGTTAGCATCGGGAGCAGTATCAATCACAAGCGTGTAGGTGGGCGAAGTCAGACCGGTTTGCGCACCGCCAGTTACTGGCGTGGTAATATTAATGGTCATACAAACTCCATTTCTTAGCCTAATCGGCCAAAGGTTTGGGAATGTAACGATCCTGCTTGCGCAAGAAGAGCTGCCATGTTTAGCCACTGTTGAGGTGAGCCTGGTAGGCCCACCGACAGTTCTACAACAGGGGGCGGCGTCGACTTACGGTTCACAGTACGTTGGGAAGTAGAGAGTACAGATGGGATAGATCCTACATTAAAATCTCGGACTCCGCCAAGGCCAAAGGACGATATATTAGCTTTCGTGGCAGGTTGATCGCAATCGATGAGGTCATAAATAAGACGCTCAAGAATTATGGTCTGAACCGTCCAACGGATGCTAGATTTATCTGTCCAATAGCCTTCTAAGACGTCTCCGATATTAATGAAGTAATCCCATAAGAAGGACCAGGGTAAAAGTTCCCACGCTGCAGGGATGAAGTCCCTTAGTGTCATACCTAAGGAATCTTGCATTTTTCCTAACAGCGGAAGGCTCTCTGGACCTGATCTTTTCTCTCGATATAGGCCACGATACTTAACTTTGCACTTGTCGAAGGTATATGAATGTCCTTTGAGGACAATCCATCTACCTGCGCCAATACAAGAGAAAGTAGTCGATGATGTTTTAATCTCGTCGCCAACAGCCACGATAGTCTTATGTATGTTATCATTGGACATAATCGTCTCAATGGCATCATACGCAGACTTCAGGTCGTTGACTAGAGGCTGAACACCAAAAGCCCACTCGAGATAGGTACCAGCTATACTCTTAGTCCAATCCTTAGGCCGGCGCTTCTTTGTCCGTGAAAGGGCATCGAAGTAGTCCTGCTTAGCAGATTGAAAAAGTTGTTTAGCTGGGCTTCTTAATAGCTTCAAAGCTTCCCGCATCTCGCCAAGGAACACAAAACCTTGAAACTGGTTTTGCATAGCCTTGACCTTTTGCAGGTATTTCTTTGCAGCTATCTGTTCAGCGATTGTCGTAAGTGCCTGAACCGTCTCCGGCTGGCGAGTGAATCCTGTATACGGTTGTCCGTAACAGTCTTCCCAAACCGGCAGGTAGGTGGTAACGCCACCAGGTCGAGCTTCAACGTTAGCCCGGATAATCCATCTTCCAGGTTGACCGATCTGCTCTTCCTTCTTGGCGAAAAGAGACGTAGTAGCATCCAACTCATTTCGGATAAGCTCACGCCAATTGTGTGCACCCGTAGATGTTACCCTAGAATCCTCCATGTCTACAGTTCTTGAACCTGAATTGTAGCTCTGGTAGGAACTAGGGAAAATCAAAGGGTGACCGCCATAGCGTGACATCCAGAATAGAGTATTACGATGATTTCTAGTCTTTGTAGGCATTTACAGGCAATTCCGGGCATCTCTAGCCCAGGAATCCTCCACTTGTATGAACCGAATAAGGTTCAGCAAACTCAATAGCGGTGTCAGGATTAAGGAGCTTCTCGCCGACTACAGTGTCTACACCAAGAGTGCAGGAGTCAACAATGATCTTGTTGATCCTATACTCGATGTAGATTGTAGAAGGGAGACGATCGGTACCGTACAGAACGTGTCCCGTGATAGTGTGACGATTACCTTGAGAGGTAATAATATCACACAACGTGACCGTGTCCGGCGCCGAGTCTTGAGAAGTCATTAACCTTCCTTTCATAACCGTTGGGTTTGTAAAGTGGCGG